CGGAAACGGTGTTGCTTCTGCCATGTCTTTTCTCCCTTACGACCCCGAAATATTGGCGCTGCCGTTTCCACCTGATTGTGCGACACCGCCGAGCGGAGTCGTGGCACCTACGCCGCCGCCGCCAACATTGAGCATGATGGACGTTCCAGGCACCGGGGCACCGACGTCGGTTACCAACCAAGTCTTGGTGACGCGACCGCCTGCGCTTCCCGAGTAATAGGCCGCTGGCTGCGCGGGGGTGTACGTCCAAGAGATGCCGACTGAGCCATCGCCGGAATTTTTAACGGGACGGCCGCCATCCAACCCGCCAGAGCCGACGACACCCGCTTGTTGACTTCCGACAGCAAGAACGCCCACTGCAAACGTCGCGGAGACGCGACCACCGGCAGCGCCGTTGTACTGGGGAACGCCGTTGGCCGAGCCAGTAAGGCTTCCGGCCCCGCCACCGCCAGACGTCACTGTTCCGCCGCTGCCACCACCGGGCACTGACGGAAGGTGCGCAGGATCGCAGCCGCCACCGCCATTCGCGACGACCGATGCGAATGTGCTTTGGCCGCCGTCCTGTCCGACAAAAGCCCCATCAGTCGCGCCACCGCCGCCTGCGGCCACAACGACTGTGAGCGTCGTATAGGTCGGCACCACGAAGCTGTAGGTGCCGGAAGCAAACGAGGCCGAGCCGCCAGCACCGCCGATGATGCCGTTGCCGCCCAGGCCGCCGCCCCCCGCCGTGACGGTGCCGCCGCTGCCACCTTGATTCGGAGGGACCGGCCCAACGCCAGCAAGACCACCGGTCGCGACCATCGTGGTGCCGAACGACGAGTTCTGTCCTGCGCCCGCTGGCGTCGCAACAACGTCCGACGAGCCGCCGCCGCCCCCGCCCTCAATGGTGATCGTGAGCGTGGTGTAGTTTGGGCAGGGGAAATTGACGTTGCCGGGCACGGCCTGCGAATACGATCCGGGCTTGACCGACTGCAGCACCGGCATTCCAAATACAGGCGAGCCGCCGACAAGTGTCAGCGCGTTGGGGATTGTCCACCCACGCGGAAACGGACCAATAACGGTCTTAATGTGGAACACCGGATCACGCCTTGATGTTCAACTGCGCGCCGACAAATTCGAGCACGTTCCCCGGAGCGCCACGGAAATGGAAAACGTCGATTGCGCCAGCAATATTCGACGGCGCGACCGCGCTCGCAGCGCCGCCCGGCCAATGATACGGACCCGTTTGCCATGTCAGCACGCGGGGCGTGGTGGGGTCTTGGACGATGCGAAGCGCGTAGTAAGCGCCCTCGACTACGTTCATCGGCGATCCCATTGCCGAGTTGCCGCCCAGCATCGTCAACCGCGCGCTCGGAGTCTGTTTCGTATCCCACACGGTCGTGCCGCTCACCGCATAGGCGAGATCGTTCGGGACGAAGTATTGCAGCGTCGTCCAGCCGCGCATGACGTCGAGCGCGACGATCTGGCCCGGCGGTCCTTGCGCGCCATCTTGACCCGGCGGCCCCGGCTGGAGCGCGATGCCCTGGACGACTGTAATTTGGGTGATCGTCATCGTGTGATTCCTTCGACCACCGCGATTGTCCCCGTCATGATGACGCGCTGCATTCCGTCTGCATTGCCTATGGCATCGAACACGTAATCGCCCTTTGGCACGCGCGACATTTTCGAGAGCGGAACGTTGATCGCGAATTGATTGCCGGTGATGACGATCTTGCCGCCGGTCTGATCGTCGTCGGGATTATTGGTGATGCTGATGAGCGCGGTCACCTCCTCGACGGCATGGCGCATTTCGAGCGCAAAATGGATGCCGTCGAGCAAAATCGGATTGTTGGCGAGATCGTAGTACGCGAGCGCGTCCAGCCAGTCCTCGTTGGTGAACACCTCGATGGTCAGATCGACGCGAGGGATCGAAAGAAGCTGGGTCGTCATCGCGTCACCGCCAGATGATGGCCATCATGTTGATGTTGGTCGGCCGCGTCTCGTTTCCGCCGGTAGACTGCGTTCCCAGCGCGCTGCCGCTCACCTTGATGTTCGTGATCTTGTTGACGTAGTCGAATTGACCCTGACCAACCTGCAACTGGGTGCCTACCCCACCGCCCCACGGCGGGCCGTGAAGGCCGGGGAACGGCCCCATCGAAACATCGTGCCCGCTCGTCGTGTCCCAGCCCTGCGCTGGATTCGTCGGACGCCCGGCCACCATTGGTCCGCCAAAATCAAGATCGAGCATTCCGCCGCTTATGGCCGCGTGGGAGTGACTTCTTACGGCATCAGTCTGCTTGGTGCCGACATGATCGCCCGCCGTCCCATCGCCGCGATCCGTGCGCGTGTTCGCGTCAGGATCGACACCGCTGCCGTGTGACCAGCCGCGAATGAACTGTCCCCGGAAATCGGGCACGTTGAAGGTGTTTGGATCGGGCGATCCGTAACGCGTCCCGATGATGCCGAACAGTCGCGCATCATTCACGCGCGACAGCGCCTGTCCGTTGCACTCGTATGCACCGGCTGGCGGCGTATCGGTTGGCCAGAGGTCGATTGTCCCCGGCACGCCGGTCGTCGGCGGCGGCGGGCCGCCACCACCCCCGCCGTTGATGCGGCAGAGAAGTTGAAGCTTCGTGCCGTCGAACACGCAGAAGATCAGGCCGCCGGTGATGATATCGCCAGCCGCAAGCTGGCTCTGATCAGGCCAGATAAGTTGGACGGCGGGGAGCGCATCCATTTTCACCGACACCGGGCCGGTGTTCGTGTTCATCACCTTGATGAGGTATGGATCGCCTGCCGATTGCAGCGTGATGTGCGGATTGAAAATTCCGACAATGGCGTTGGCCGCTCCGGTGTCGGTCGAAAATGGAATCTTCAGCGTGAAATTGTTGACGGTCGTGTCGGATTGGAATCCGAGGAAGTTGATCATCTGCCAATACGCGCCGTCGAATACGAAAGCGGCGATTTGGCCAGACCGAAGGTCGCCAGAGTTGATGTCAGCACCGGTCGCGCGCTTAATCGCGTGCGCGCCAAGCCCACAGATATTGAGGGTCGATGCCCCGGTGTTGGCGTTGCCGATCTTGATTGCAACTGTCATGCCGACATAAAGCTGGGTCGGGACCGGCGTGATTGAAGCGGAATAGACATTCGCCGAACCGGTATCGACGCCGTATTCCTGAATCCACGGCGCGATCTGCAACGCCTGCCAAAGCTGCGTGAGGTCAGTATCGGTCGGCGTCAACCCGCAACCGGTGATGCACTGTACGAGTTCGCGCATCGGCTGCTCGAACGCGGCGGCCGGTGGGATTGAGCCAGCGCGACCGACGCTAGGGTCGCCGTTGATGTATGGCGCGTTTGCGTCGAGGACGCCGTATGGCTGTTGATACTTCATTGATCTCTATCCCGTCAGCCGTAGGAGATTGTGCCGACAATCGGCATGTAGCCGTTGGAAGGCATCACGGTGTTTTCGTATTCGAGGTCGAAGTGATCGACGCCCCCGGCTTGCGAGATCGCTTCGGAAATCCACGACCGATAGATTTCCTGGCCGGGCGAAGCGCGCTCCATGAACATCGCTTCGACTGCCTGCTCGATGTTCGCGCGTGTTGCCTCGTCGTCGGTGGCGAGGTTGATGATCTTGAAGTTGATCGGGAACCGCAGCGGCGCGACGACGAAGAAATCCTTCACGGTGACAGGTCGCATGCGGTCGAGATGTGTGGTGAGCGCCTGCACATCCTCATCCAGCGGGAAGCCGTCATTCTCGACGGCGCGAAGGTCGTCACACATGAAGCGCACCGTCACGGTGCCGATGCCCATTTCGAGCGGGTAGCACCATGCGCGGGTGACGCCCGGCAGCATCAGCGACCAGTGGACGTAGTCCTCGGCATCGCCGCCCATCGGAGGGGCCTGAATTCGCTCAAGCACGCGGGCGCGTAGCTCTTCGTCGGTTTCCTGATCGGTGCCACCTTGCAGAAGCTCGACGGCAGCGGTGGAATCGATCTGTGGCGGCGGCGCTGCTACGAACGTGAGCGAGGTGCCGGGATCGAGATTGCCGACCACGCCAGGATCAAGCGCGCGGATTGGTATTGGCGTCGGTTGGTCGGTGACGATGGTATCGGTCAGCGTCTCGAATAGCGTCGCGCCGTAGGATAGTTGCGTCGCCACCGGCACGACCGCGCCACCTAGCGGCCCGGTGAATATGGCGGTGCCGACCGAAGGCGTGGCAAGTTTGCGACCGGTCGAGCCGTCCGCATTGACGAGCCAGATAAAGGCATGACGGTCGAGCCACACTGTCTCGCTGGTATCTGGCATCAGTTGCAGCGCAAGCCAGTCGATGTACTGCAAAACTAAATGACAAAGCGCGCCTTGATTATCGCTTAGAACCCGCAGCACGCTGTTCGGAACGTTCGCGTCCGCGCCCGGCAACGAGCCGCGTATAAGATCGCGAACCTGACTACGTACTGCGCTGAGCGTTGGCGTCTGCCATGGCATCCCTTATTCCTCGATGATGTCGTCCCAGAGGATTTGATAAGCGAGTTCGACTGCGGTCAGCGGCCCGCGATAGAGCCGTATAAGCGCAGTGATGCGCTGCGTATCGACACGCTGGACGATGACTTCCATTCCCGACGCAATGCGCAGATCGATGAACGGTTGGAGAGCCTCGCGGATGTAGAACTGGATGCGCACGAGGGTCGAACCGCGCGCCGCTTCGACGCCGGTGATCTTCTCGCGCGAGAGCAGCCAGAGATGCGATCCGATGGGCCACGCACCGCGCCAAATAAGCCGCGCGTCGAGATCGCCCCACCAGCCCCGGCGATCCGTCGAATCCGGATCGGGCAAGATATCGTCGGTGCTGGCAAGGCGATCCGTTCCGAGCGCGACGATTACCGCTGTCGCAAGCGCCTCGGAATCGTCAAGCGTGCCGTCGCCCAGAAGAAGCCAATCGACCGAGACTTCGGTCTGGTATGGAAACTCGCCCTGTTGGACGAGACGGACATCGGCCACTCAGCGGCTCACAAGGCTCGCGATCATCGTCGGCCCGCGCTCTGTGATCAGCGCGTAGTTCGCGCCGAGCGAAATGCCGAGCAGCAGCATGAGCGCAGGCACGAGGGGCGGTATCAGCCTTGAGCGTGGCCTGAATCGCTCAAGTACATTCGACATTTCCGTTTCGAGTTCGAGCGCCACCATGCTGCCGTCGATTTTGCCGTAGACGTTTTGCGCTACACCAGCCTCGGTGAGTACGCGCGCAAACTTGTGCTTGTCGGCATTGCCGCCGAGATACGTTTTCTTTTCCTTGCAATGAACGTAGCTGTCCTTGTCCTCAAGCATCAGATGGGATTCCTTGCCGGACAAGCGCGTGGCGTCCTTGGTCACGTCAACGTAGCGGTAGGATTTGTCCACGCCTTGTTTGTAGATCGGCTTCTGTCCTTTCTGCTGCTTGCCGCTTTGGCTGGTGCCGTCGCCCTTGCCGGTCGAGCTACCGCTGCCACCGCCGCCGCTTGGATCAGTGCCGCCACCGCCGCCCTCTCCAGCGAGCGCAGATGCGCCACCGCCGCTAGAACCGCCAGAGCCGCCACCCTGCTGTTGATTCTGCTGCTTATCGACAAGCTGCATGCGCACCGTCTTTTCGGTCTGCGCACTCCAAAAGCCGCCGTCTGTCGTCATGTGAAACTGTTGGCCGTCGTCCTTGCCGCGATACATCGCGGTGTCGCCCTTCTCCATTCCCCACAGGCGATGCCGCCGGTCATCCATCACGGGGCACACCGGAAACGAGCGATTGCCGCCCATGAACTGCACGAAGCCCTCGGCGCCATCACTGACAGACCCGTCCTGGCCCTTGTCGGCGTCATGAACCACGGAAGTGAAACCATAGTTTTGTGGACTCTCGACACCGCCCCGCGACTCGCCCTTCATGAAATTGCCCTTCATCTCCTGCATGAATTTGGAGTCGTCGGCCTCGTGGATTACCGAGCGCGAGCCACCGGAGTAGTAGGAGCGGAACGAGGTGTGGGCGGGCGTAGCGTTATGCATGATCCTTTCTCCTTGCTAGTCTGTGCTTGGCAATTTGTCGGGCGGTGTCGTTGTTGGTGGCAATGGTGTTGGCGCCACCGTTGTGGGCTGCGGGGCGGTCGGATTCGTCACGTCCAAGTCGTTGCCGTCGTTCAGCGCCCAGGGCGGAACGAGTTCAAGCTCGGTCAGCGTCCCGCTTTTTGAATCTTGGGTAAACGTTGCGGTCTTGATCGCCATGTACATGTCGAGCATCGCCATTGGCGAATAGACGCTGACCAGCGAACCAGCGCGCCATAGATCGTGTGTGCGTGGATTCGGCGCGGCACCCTTCATCAATCGACCCGGCATCATCCAACCTTGCACGGTGATGTGGACGCGTATGATCGTGCCGTTGTGCCACTTCGCTTCATTCTGGGCGCGCTTTTGCAGTTCAGCCTTACTCCATACTGGCTGTTCTGCCGGTGTAAGGATCGGGCTGTACCGTCTCAGCGCACCCATCGCTTCAGCATCCATTTCAGATGCCGTTGGTCCACTATTGTCGTTGCTCGCACCGGTCTGCCCATGCACGAGATACTTTGAATAAATCTCCGCTTCGGATATCAGGGCTTGGCATTTCAGGATGTTGATTCCTTCGACTAGCTCGGCGACGGCCGGTTCGCTGTGATCGCCAATCAGCAGCAAATTTCCATGATGGTCGCTGCCGAGAATGACGCCGCGCGGGCGCGCGAGCCGCTCGATGAAATGCCCGATTGGTTCGCCAATGCCGACTTGCAACTGCTTGAATGGCGTTGGATCGACATTGCCAATCGGCAGAAACGCAACGCCGGTTGGGGCAGCGACTTCGTTCGCGACTTGCTGCAAATTCTTGCCGTCGAAATTCCCGGTCGGATGAATCACGCTGGCGCGGGCGGCATAGAATTGGACGCCCACGCCCTGCAGCATGACGCCCTTGTTTCCTTTGTCGTAGGCAGTCTGCCGTTCGTAGATGACGCCGGTTACAGCGAGGTTGTCGCCGAGATAAATCGCAGCCGGGTCGCCCGGCTTGATCTGCAGTAGCTGCCAGTTCGCGGGCGGCGGCTGATCGGGCACCTCTACGATATCAGCCGTCGTAAAGCGGAAGAGGGGATAGTTCTCGGCCCAACGATGCTGGACCCAAACCGATTCCCAGTTGTCGAACCGGAATCCACCGACGACGATGGTCGCTACCTCATCGCGATTAGGCATGGGCGGCGGGCTATCCCGAGAGCGCGCGTCCGGTCATCCGCATGAACGCTGGATGCACGGTCTTGTTTTCGACGCGCAATTCGTCGGCGCGGCTCGCGTCCGCGTAGAGCCGATGAGCCATCACGATGCTCGCCATCGATTTAGCGAATATGAACTTGAGCATCATCGGTAACGGCCGCGCCGTGCTGGTGAGAAATCCGTTGAGCGCCGCATGCAAGGCAACAATGACCTGGAATGTTGCCTGATCCATTTGATCGGCGGCGGTTTCTTCGACGCCTGCATACATGGTGTTGATATTTGCCTGCAGCGCCTCGACGTCAGAGCGGGTGACAAAGGTCGTGGCCGCGATCACCTTCGCCTCTGTTGCGAGACAGAGCCGCACGATGCAATCCCGGATCAGAACAGCACCGAGCAATACCGGCGTTTCGGCGAGCGTCTGATTGCGCACCACGGCAAGCTGCGGCTGGGTCGCCAAGTTCTGCAGCGCGAGCGCGAAGCAGTTAACGAGCGGTGCTCCTGCAGTGTTGGTCTGCAAAAGCGTCTCGGCGTTGGCGGAAAGACGACCACATGCGACGCGGAGATCAGAACCGGTTCGCCCGGTCGCTGGCACAACACGCACGAGCGCGTCGAGACTGCGCTGCATGATGGCAGCGGCCTCTTGTGCAGTCTTCTTATCCATCAGCCCGGCCCCGGAATATTGCCCGCGCCTATCGCGTGAAGGCGCAGCATTTCATCGACATTGTCCATGACGGTCTTCATCTGATCGCGGAGATCATTCGCCGTCTGGGCGAGCATGCCTGCCGGGTTGTCAATCGTCTGATCTGGCACGCCATACTCAACGAAGCTCATATCGAACACGCAAAACCCCCCGAACTTTTGCTCTTCCGCCCATCGGTAATTCATGTTCACCACATAGGCGGGCGGGATCGTCGGCAACTGCAGCAGGGCAGGGCCTTCCCTTTCGAGCGCGGCGATCAGCCGGTCGCGCGCCTTGCGATAGTCGCGTTGGTAGAGAAGCTCCGGTGTGTCAAATGGATATGCGATGCAGTAGCCGCGCACGCTGAACTGTCGCGTCTTGCGTCCCATGTCCTCCGGATAGCCCTGGTCCTTCTTTGGCCACTCGTGGAGCACGATGCGACGGCCGCTTTCCTTGCTGCCCGTCTCGACGTGGAAAAATGCACCGCCATAGGAAGCGGGCATGAGTTCGTCCCGCCATTTCGTGTTCGGGATATCGGTGATCTTTGGTCCCGGTC